TTTGATTGAACAATAGTTTTTGGAGTATCTATATTTACACTATTTATAGAATTTAAATTTATTGTATCAAATGAACTTAATAATATATTATCATCTTTAGAATTAAATAGTATTCTACCAGAATTAATTACTACTTGTTCACTATCGAACTCATTAGTAGCTGTTGGAGCATTAAAATATGAATTATAACTCTTACTAGATACATCAATAGGTAAAGCTTGGGTTGATGTTAAATAAATGCTTGATAAATCTGTATTTATATCTTCAACTTGTGGTTCCCAAGGATCTGTATCTTCCTCATGTTGACCGTTTTTTATAATTGTAATAGGATCCCCATTTTCACCTACACTAGACCAAGGATTAGGAATAGGAGCATCAGTTACTGTAGATCCAAATCTAATAGTATTACCCCATCTACCTTGATAAATGTAATCCCCTTCATAAGGTAATAAATTTCTTACATCTAAACGTTCTTGAAAAGTGTCTCCTAATTCTATTTCAGTACTACCATCAGTTACTCTTCTTACATTACCTGTTTCAGTTTGTTGATAATCTTGTCTTTGAGACTCTGGTATGCTTTCACCCAAATAAGGATTAGGTATAGCATTATGGTGTGTACTATTCCAAATATTAACAGATTGAAAATAATAAAAGGTACCTGTGGTAACATTACTTTGAATATTTGTATCTGGTAAATACAATATGTATACTATTTCATTTATTAATGGAACAGCAGATACACTAGGGAATAATGGTTTTGCTATTTGATTAGTTAAAATATTAGGTGCTTTATTTGATTGAGCTATTGAATTAAAAAGTATACTTCCAATAGTACTCCATTCACCATATTTTAAAAAAACTTTAGCTGATTCTTCATCCTGATTGTTTAGTATTGTTTTTACTACTCTGGCTGAAAATATACCTGATTTTTTAAGTGCAATTTTACCTGCAAAATCTCCTAATGATGTTAATCCCGTAGGTACACTTATCATAATTAACCTTTTTTATTGATTTGTATTTTATCCATTTCGGCTAGTAATGCTTCTTTTTCATCTTCAGTTATTCCTAAACCTCCATCTTCACTAGAATTATTAACTACTCTTTGAATAATAGTAGCCATTTTAATTAAAGCATCATCGTTTTTTACACCGATTTCCATATATTCTTTAATTAATGGTACTATAAGAGTAGCATCTCCTATTTCTTGGACTAAAGGTTTTAGTTCAGATATTAAAGCTGTTACTTGTTCCGATTTTTTCTTTTGGTTATTATAAATTTCTTCTAAAAGGTCAGAAAATTTTTTATCCCCAAATACGATTGAATCTAGTTGGCTCATAAGTTTTATTATAAATATAACTAATTTAGCCTTTTGAGCCTGGAAAGTATCCATGCTCTAAATAAAACATATATTTTTCTTTAAATATTTTATGTAAAACATTTGATATTTTTGTTATCTTTGGAGTTTTAACATCAATCATTTCTCTTATATAAATGTAAAGAGCTTTTTTATTAAATACATCTATCTTATCTCGCTTTCTAAATAATTCTAAAATTGCATCTGCTATTTGAGCATCATTTCCTTTAGGGAATATTTCAAATATTTTTTCGGTACAATATTCTACATATTGATCTATAAAAATATATAATTTATCTTCATATTTATACCCTTTATTAGACATTTCATCACCCTCAAATTCACCTTGTGTGACCTTATCTATATTATCATCCATTTTTTGAGATGAGATAAATCCTGGTTCTGAAGAGTCTAAATTAGAATAATTAGCTAAATCTGTTATCTGTATATTTTTTATTTTTTTACCATAATTTTTAGTATTATATACTATTAACCATCGTTTAACTATAGTTCCAAAATAAGAATAAGCCTTAGCTCCTTTTTCAGGTTTAAATAAATGAATTTTTGATAATAAAAATACCATCAATTCATGTTGTAAATGTTCTAAATTATCTACTTCTGTATAATAAAATTTAAATGTGTGGATTATGTTTTGAGTAAGTTTATAAAAAGGATAATGTATGTGATCTTGATATATATCACTTCTTTCATCAGCATCCTTAATAGGATCTAAACTATTATACTTAACTATATTTGCTTCTGTTTCTTTTGAAAAATATACTCGTCCTTTTCTTTCTCTTTTATTCTTCTCAATTATATGATCCATTTATTCTTAGATTTTTTTAATATTAAAATCATTAAGAATTTCTTGTATTTGTTTAATTGTTTTAAAGAAATGACCTACTTCGTCGTCGCCCTCAAATGAACCCTTAATATCTGTTTTTTTAATTTTTTCATCCGAAACCTCGATTACTCTAGATATATTATCTAAATATTTAAGATACCCTAATAGAATATCTTCTTGTTTTTCATTCTTACGTAATAGATTAATAGTCGTAAATCCTAGAACCACGACTATTACTGACAGTATTACTATTGTTGTTATCATAATTTATCAAATAAATTTTTAAGTCCTTCACTTTTTATAGTATTTAAAGCTTTAGACTTAGTACTTGTTTTTTTATTTGACTTCAATGTATAATTCTTTTTTTGTTCATCCACGCTATTTTTAAATGTATGCAACCATTCTTTTTCAAACTCAATTCTTGCAGCCATCATATCAGCATGGTGTATAATATAAATTAATGAAGTTCTTGGTTTTGTTTCAACCATAAAACTTTTAAAATATGATTCATTAGCTGGGTCGTATAACCCATCATGTAATTTAATTGCTAAATGTTCATTATAAGATAATTTGATACCTGCTTGAGTTAATAAGAAAATTGATCTATCTGGAACTGACATATATGCAATCTTTTTATTAAATTGATACATTTCACCCATGTTTTTCTTTCTCCATTCATCTTTAGAAGGTATATGAGCATATTCAACACCATCACCCATTTTACCTAAATCATGATTAATAGCAGCAAACACTAATTCTTCTACAGTATATGTAGTAGTATCTGCTCCCATCTTATCCCACACATTATGTAGTTGTAAAGCGCATTCTACAACACGATTAACATGATCAATATATCCTCCTGGGAATGCGTTATGATACGCTTTCTTATGTGAAGCAGGCATAAGTATTAATTCTTCCTGATGTTGTGTGTAGAATGATAACAATTGTGTTTGTCTATCACCCTTAATATATTTTACTATATTAGAATGAAATATTTGCCAATTTGATGATATTTGTTCTGCTGGTATGCTCATAACTATTATTTGATTTTATCCGTTTCTTAATCCTGCGTGTTCTCTTTCTAATGTAGATTCTAAATCTCTAAGAATATTTTCTGTATCTTCTACCTTTTTAAGAAAATCTTCAACTGGTTGTTGTGTTTTTACTATTAGTTTTAGATTAGTTAGGTTGCCCTGTATCCTGTTTGTAAGACGAACAATTGTCTCTGGGTTGCGTAATGCCATATTGTTTTATTTATATTAATGTTAATAGGTACTTCTTGTACCCCCTTATCTCTATCCCTTTATTCCCCATATCTTTCATTTCTTTAAATCCCTGTATATCGAATTTAATAAAGAATCTTTAGGTATCCAAGTTATTTTATTAAGTTTATTGATTTTTTCTTTATTTTAAGTAAAAACGCACATCTTTCATATAATTCATCTTTTTGAAAAAATTCAATTCCCATATCAAGGGTCGCATAAAATTGTTCGTCAGAATAATGTTTAAGTGCGTCAATATAACCTTTATTTTTAATATTTACATTAGATATATAACTCCAAGCTCTGTTAAATACAACGTATTCTCCTGCTTCTTTAATATCATCAACATCAAATTCTTGATTAGATTGCTTAAAAAAATTTAAAACTTTAGTATTAAAATTTAAATGATTTAGAATTAATTTTTTATACATACCTACATGAAATATAGGTTTTGTTTTTAATTCATCTAGATTAGTAGCAGTTTGGGTACCATCAAGCTCCTCTCCTGGTACAAATAACCCAAATATATTAGTCATATCAATCATCTTATTATACATATCCTTCAACTTCATTTTTTATATATTTAGGTGTAAATTGTGGAGAATATCGGAGTCGAACCGATGACCTCCTGCGTGCAAGGCAGGCGCTCTAGCCAGCTGAGCTAATTCCCCGTTTAATTATTTATCTGCTTTATCACTATAATACTGAATCTCAGACTCAACCATCTCATTATATAGTTTTTCTTTATCTTCATTTGATAAACTTGCCCACCATTCATCATGTAATTGATTCATTTCTTCCATAGTAATAGGTTGTGATTTTTCGTTTGCCATAATTTAATTTTTATCATTATTAATTTCTACTGGGATGTCTAGTACATTACCATCCGTATCTGTTACAATAGCTGTTAATTCCTGTCCTTTTTTAAGATTTATTGGAGTTTTTGATTCTTCTTCACTCTTTTTGTTAGTGTTTTCAATATCTTGAATAATTGCATATTTAAATCCCATTGGAAATTGTCTTTTACATTCTTCTGGTCCTAATTTTTTATAAATTTTCTCAAGATTTTTATTCATTTTTTGACGTGCTTTATAATCTTGAAAATCTTCATCTTCACCCCTAGCATTATTCATATCAAGGCCCTCAAACATAGATACTTCACCGGATTTAATCCATTCTTTCATTTTTTCTTCTTTTAATTCTTTTGATTTTTCTATAGCTTCTTTTGTACGTGGATCGTCTTTACGCATTGTGTAAGCTTCTTCTCCAAAAGTAACTAATGTATCATGGTTAGGTTTATATTCTTTTTTTGCCATTTTAATTTTATTATAATTATACTTCTCTTTTATCTCCATGTACTATTTTAACTGTTGGAAATCTTAATGATATACCACCTTTATCATTGTGGGTTTCCTCAAAATATTGTACTGTAATTATCTTACCTACAATTGAACCATCCATGTATTGTAATCGTTGATCATGTGTCCATCCACTACCTACTTTTACTTTATGTCCTTTATGTTCAATCCATACTTGAGATAACATTTCAATAGTTTCTGATCTACCATTTCTAACTACTTCAGCTGTATCAGTATCATAATCAATTACTTTATATTCAGCATCGAAGAATTTCTTTACTTTTACTAGGTTTTTACTACGTTTACCTTCATAACCAACATCATTACGCACCATAAATCCTTCCCAACCTTTTTCAGCTGCTATTTGACCCCACTTATCAAAATGGTCATTACCTGTAATAACAAATTGTTCTGTGTAACGTAATATTTTAGCATCTGTACGTCTTCCACCTTGCCATGCTCTTAATTTAGCTAATCTTTCAGATAATATTTCAACCCCTTTTTTATTATCAAATTCAGGTTTATGAATCATATCAAATATCATGAATATAGGATTTTCAATTTGATGATCTTTACGTCTTAATTGTTTCATCACACCTTGAAAATCTTCATTACCATTTTCATCCATTAAACAAATTTCACCATCAAATACCTGATTAATAACATTTGTTGCTTCAATAGCTTCTTTTACTTTATTTAATGTAGTTAATTCTTTACCCATTCTTGAATATAAGGTACAAATTCCATTTTCATTAACCACGGCTAAACATCTAACTCCATCAAGTTTTCTTGAAGCATACCAATCATCAACTTCCCAATCACATTTACCTTTATATTCTTGTGCTAACGCAACGGAGAAAGTAGGGATTAAATTTGGTACTGCTTTATTAATTACTTTATCACCAGCTCTGATATCTAAATTTTTATCAATAATCTTATATATTAATTGGTTATCATCATGTGAATTAGCACATCCATTTATAAGTGCTATAGCATCATGTCCTGTAAATTTTCTATTCGTTAGATCATCCAATAAATGGAAAACATCTCTATATCCTTTACTCCATTGTTCCTTAACTAAATGACTATTTTTTTTACAAGTTTTACTTGTAACATAGTATTGTTTAAATGGATTATAAGTATATTCTAATATTTTATGAATATGTGAATTTGCGTTC